AAGACTTTATCTATCAAGCGTTAAATGGTGAGCTCATGACCTCGGGCTCCAGTATGGTTCGGGTGTTTACAAGCGACCCGCTCGATCATGCCTATATACCCGGTATCGGAATTAATAAAGTCGGCCTTACAGAGGATGCGAGCTCCAGCGGGCTCGGCCTTGTGAGCCAACAGCCGACGTACAATTTCGATACGAAAGCATATACCGAATACAAAGGCGCGTTTATGCAGGAGGCCATTGAGGTCCGGGTATTCCACCATAATTCGGATGAGCGGGACAAGCTCGCCATCCTTGTGCTCGCGGTGCTTTTTGCGATTCGGGAGCAACTTGTTTTACAAGGGCTCCGGGATATTACATTAGCCGGGGGCCGGGATGAGCAGGATAACACGCTCATGAATCAGCCGCTTTTTATGCACTCCATTACCATGCACTACCTCAACCCGCTCGACGTTCAAGTGACGACGACGGTTGACGATGTCGAAAGCATTGATGTAACGCCTATCATTATCGAGTAAGGAGGTAGGTCCGATGTCTACGAAACCCAGCGCAAAAACAGAAAGCAAAGAGGAAGCCGTCCCGGTAGAGGAAGTCTCCCTTGAGGCGTATCTCAGGGGCGTCGATGCTTCCGCAACACTCAAAGGCATGTTTACGCACTATACCCGCAAGACCGAAGGACCTGAAACAGCTTCTAAAGAGGCATTCGACGCCGCTTTTGAAGCCTTCAAGGACCTTCCTGCGACCCAATTACCATAATTCATGAGAGGGGGAACTAAACTATGCAACTCATCAGCTTTGGTGGAACACAGTTGTATCGTCCGGGCGCGTACTCGGTAGTTAACTTGAGAAATAACTCTCCGGTAGAGCCGGGTGCGTTCAAAGTACTTGCCGTTGTGGGCTCCGCTACCGCGGGACAACCTGCAAAGCCGCTGTATTTTAACACGCCGGGAGACGCAAACCGCGTACTTGGCGGCACTGACGCCGTACTTGCGGCGCAAATCGCATGGGAGCACGGTGCGGACCTCATCTGCTTCTCTTTGACGGACACCGCAACGCAAGCAACCTACGCCATTAAGGATACGACCGCTTCTACGCCGCCGACCCTTGTAACCTTGCAAGGTAAACGCTGGAACACGGCGGATAACCAAGTCCAAGTGACTATTGCGGCTCCTGTGAGCTCGCAACAAACGGTTACCATCGTAGATACGAGCGTAACGCCGAACGTAACTGAGTCTTATGTCGTTAACGATACGGCACAAGGCTGGGTAGACTTCGTAACCAAAGTGAATGCCCAAAGCTCTTTGGTTTCCGCCGTTCTTGGCACAGCAGGCACGGCTCCGACAACCACAACCAATATTGCGGCAACGATCACAAGCGTAGCTCTGACAGGCGGTACACGCTCCGTAGGTACGACGGGAACGATTTCCGCCGCTATCGACGCGCTTCAAACCGAGGACATTCAGGGCATCGTGACGACGCTGACCGATAGTACGACGCTCAGCGCTATCCAAACGCATTGCACAACGATGTCGAACGTCCAAAACCGCCGGGAACGCCGTGCTTTCATCGGTCAACCTGTAGGAACAACGGACACCGGGTATGTAACGGCCGCCGCTTCTTACAAGTCAAGCCGTACAACGCTTGTCGGTCCGGGCCACTACAAGGGTGTAAACGGTGGGCGCGTGCTTCTGTCTTCGGCCTTTACGGCGGCCGCTATTGCCGGGAAATGGGCAGGCAAAGCCAATCCAAACGACCCGGTAACAGGCGATTTTATCAATGCGCTGGGCCTTGAGTACGTATGGACAAGCCAAATTCAAAGCCTTGTTGCCGCTCAAGTCACCGTCGTCGAGTCCGTACCGCGTCAAGGGTACCAAGTGGTTCAGGCCCTCACAGGCGACCCAGACCTTTACGAGCTTTCGATTGCGGACCTCGTAGACATCATGAGCCGGGGCGTTCGTGAAATCCTGCAATCGACTTTTGTCGGTAAAGCCGGATATAACGGCATTGTAGGCGACATGAATCAGCTTACGCTCACGACGCTTGAAGGCTACAAAAAACAAAACTGGCTTGTGGACTCGACCGATATGTTCGGCCAATTCCTGCCTGCTTATCGCAACGTAGTTGTTAACAAGGTAGGCAAGCAGTACTCCGTAACATACGAGCTCAAGCCGTCCGAGCCTGTTAACTATATCACCATTACCGCAACCGTTAACCTGTAATTTATCCCAAGCAGAGGAGGTAGAAAACTATGTCCGTACTTTATGGGGACCCGTCTAAAGTATCTGTACAGCAAGTGGTTACGGGTACAATCGTGCAACTTAAAGTCGGCAATAACGAGATTGGCCGTGCTCAGTCCATCGACGGCCGTCGTCAATTCGGGCAGGAAGGCGTTTATGCCATCGGCTCGATCATGCCGCAAGAGCACGTCGCACTCCGTTATGAGGGCTCGGTTACGGTGGACAGCTTCTACGTCCGTAACCAAAGCCTTAAAGACCTTGGCTTAGCGACGCTTGGCGTCGGCATCCTGCAAATGAACGTCATTGATATTGTCGTAAGCGACAAATATGCAGGTAAAACGCCTGCTATTGTACCGATTCGCGGTTACCGCAATTGCTCCCTTAATGACTACTCGGAGAACTTCCGAACTAACGCCATTTCCGGGGAGAATGCAACGTGGCTCTACCTTACGGCCGATAACGGGACTGTCGCAAACGAGTCGATCTAATGCGCGAACCCGCGCCGCATAAGGCTTTTTAAAACGGCCCTACTAGCACAAACTGGTAGCGGCGTGTAAGATGGTAGGGAGCTCAATGCTCTCTACCATTTTCTATTTTCTAGGGGGACGAATCAGTGAACGAGCAAACAAAAGCGAATTTGGAGTTAGTGAACAGCCTTATGGCCGAAAATGCAAGCAAGCAGGCGCAGATCATACAGCAGGGGAATAAAGCCCCCATTCCCGTTACAATTGACAATTATGAGGCGGACAGCGGCACCGTCTATAATGGCACGCTCTTTTTCCGCCGTCCGTCCTCTATGGACTATATTCGTATGGGCGCGATTAAATCCGAGCTCCTTCGTACCTTCGGGATTCGTCCGATTGTAGAATACGTACCTGTACCGGGAGGCGGATACGAACGGTATGAGAGCTTAGCGCATGTCGATAACTCGGTAAAATACCTCGCTCAAGCGCTTGCCGCCTGCGATGTTCTGCTTACGGGGACCGTTCCGGAATGGTTCCAAAATCACCGAGAAATCGAGGATACCGACCTTATCGTTCATGTATACGGGAGGTTCGATGAGGAGCTTGCCTCCTTTCGTAACGGAACTAAACGAGGCGCTTCCCCAGATAGCGAAGCTTCAAACAACTCAGCGCCTATGGCTGATTCGCAAGCTGTACGGGAGCGGGAATCTGAAGGGGACCGGGGGAATACTTCCGCCTAATGACCCACGGCTCGAGGGCCTTACAGAGGAGCAAATCGAGCTCGACATTTTGCTCTATCTCGAGGACCATCCCGAGCTCAAAAAGCGGAGCGATTCCTACAAGGATACCGAATACGAGCGTGCGATGCAGGAGGACCTTGGCGGACCGCCACAGGCTGAAACGCAAGCAGGCTACTCCCCGCCCGTCACTGATTGGGTAGATGAACCTATAGATTAAAGGGGGGACCACGATGCCGAGCAACAAAACTTCCATTGAAGTCGAAGCCAAAGGCGAATTTAGTCAGCTCACGCGAGGCTTACGCGACGTCAAATCGGCCCTCGGAGAGGTCACAAAGGTAGTCAATACCGGGGCCCGCTCCGGGGGCTTCTTTTCGGATGCACAAGTAAAGTCACTTGATATTTTCGGCCGCCGCTTCACCGATTCCATGGACAGTATGAACCGATTAATCGACGAGCAGGGGGAGAAGATTGCTTCCCTTTATAAACGCCGTCGAGACGCTTCAAGTATGGATGTAGCGGCCATTGATAAAGAGATACGAAAGCACGGCCAGTACCTCGACACGCTCGAAAAAGAGCGCGAAGAAATGGAGCGTATGTACGCCCTTCGCCGCCGGGAAGCCTCTGAATTTGGTAGTAAACCCGGCGGCGGTGGGCGCACTCCGAAAGGTGGCGGCGGAGGAAATCAACCACCTGTAGAGCCGCCCGAGCCGACAAACCCGGGGGTAGCGGCCGCAGGTGCGGGCCTTTTGGGGCTTGGACGAAGTATGCGAGGTATTGGCGGCTTCCTCGCCGGACTCGCGGGTGTAGCGCTCTCGATTAATCAGCTCATGAAGTGGGAGCAGATGGCCGAGCAAAATATTCAAGCGTGGCAACCGATTATCCAGCGGACAGGCTTGAACAGACAGCAAATGCAGGGCATCGGCCAAAGCCGGGGGTATAACGCTTTCCAAACGTCGCAAGCGCTTGATATCTATACGCAAACCGCCGGGCGTATCTCTGAAGAGGAAACCGGGCGCGTTATGGACTTCTCGCGGGGATACGGCGTCGATGTCAATACAGCGGCCGGAATTGCCGGGCAAATGTCCGTACGGGGTTACGGCAAGGCCGGGGACGTACTCGATCGTGCCGCAGGCGTTGCCGAGGCGAGCGGTATGAGTGACCGGATTCTCGAGGTTCTTGAAACAAGCCAAGGGTTTTTACAGTCGATGGATAAAAACCTCAAGGATAATTCCGGGAACAGCCTGCTTGCCTACACGGCCCGTATTAATCAGATCGGGAAGGAAAACGGCGCAAGCAAGCTCACGGGACAAGCCGGGGCGTCGATGCTTGAACAGCTCGGGAACAATATCTTTAATCCGTCTAATGTCCGGTGGCAAACTATGGGCATTAACATCCTCTCCCGCTACGGCGGTGAGGAAACAAAGAAAATGGACTCTTTTGAGCTCATGAAAACATGGCAACAGGGCTTCCAAAATCCTACGAACATGAAGGTCCTCGGTCAATACCTCACGGAAGCTACAAAGGGCATGAGTGAGCGGCAGGCCAAAGAGTATAAGACGCTCACCCTTCAAGAAGCGATGGGGGGCAATACCACGCTGGAGCAAGCGGAGCAGTTCGGAGAACTTACGAATTGGCTGAAAGAATTTAATCCAGACAGCCCGCGTATGAAAGAGCTCCTCAAGGGCGGCGACAAATCAGGCGGCGGCGTGCAAGCGCAGGCCCAAACCGAACAAAAATACGCACAGTGGAAAGCAACGATCGACGCAAATATTCAAATATCGAATGCGGCATGGATGAACGAACAGCTTCGCACCGGAGAGTTTACGATTCCGGCCAAGCTGGAGCTCCAAAACTTTTCAACGGATTTACTTAAACAGCTTAATGACGCTATCGAGAAGTTTAATTTAGGGGACTTGCTTGCGAAAAAGATCAAGGATGCGCTCGGACAATCGCTATGGGCCATTGTTGGCGAGCTTGCGGGTTCGGTTATTGCTTATAAAGTAGCCCAAGCCCTACTATCCAAACTTGGGAAAACGCTATGGGACGCCATTACCGGGAAAAAGGGTAAAAATGGCGGGCCCGGCGGTTTGCCTCCCGGCGGAGGGCCCGGCGGGTCTCCGGACGTATCCGACCTCGGAAAACCTGCCTCAAAGTCCGTGAAACGAGGTAGCGGGACGCCGTTCCCTAAATCCGCTGATGCCCTTGATAAGCAGGCGCAAGACCTTCGCAAACAATTAGCGGAGGCGGCTGACCCCGCGGAAAAAGCGCGGATTCAAAACGCACTTGATCAAAACTACGCAGAGCAGGCCAAAGCCCACCAAACCGCTTCCGAACGCCTAAAAGCGGCTACAAGCGGTACACCGGAAACCGTTCCTAATGCGCTGTCTCGAGAAGATAAAAAAGCGTTTAAGCTCCGGGACGCAGAACATAAAAGGCTCCTCCAGCTCCGGGATAACGAGCCCGACCCGATTATAAAGAATCAGTTGAACGACGAAATTGACCAACTCTTTGACAATTTTGATAAGGGCCGAAGTAATAAGTCTGCCGCAGAAGGAGCCGCTAAAGTTGCATCTAAAGGCGGCGGTGTCCTTAAGGCGGTTGTCCCTGCCTTAAAAACCGGGCTGAGCGTGCTCAGTGTGGCCGGAGATGTTTATACCGCGGGTTCGGTTGCCTACGACCAAATCAAACAGAAGAATACCGCCCGTCGTTTGGTAGAATTTCAAAAGGACCTCGACAGCAAGCCCGCAAACGAACCTTTACCGTACATGCGGGATACCAAGCTCGAGCCTGCCCAAACCAAGTCTCTATGGGGCAAGATTACGGATGAAGTCAAAAACATGCGTAACGAGGTGCTGGAGGCATTTAAGCACTCCGATTCCGAGCAAAGCAAGTCCCTAGACAAGCTTGAGAAAGATTCTTCCGATACCAAGCGGGAGACGATCAAAGCACAGGGCGATATGAAAACCGCTGTCGATGGCATGGCCTCTGATGTCAAAGACGCCAACAAAGCCATGCTCGGGGCGAATCTGATGCGGTCCGGAAACGGCTCGAGCACCTTTCAACAGAACTGGTGGGACCAATTGAACATGAAGGACCCGTCCACGTGGTTTAATTTTGGAGGTACGACGGCCACGGCATCCGGGGATGTACAGCAACGGGTTCTTGCTCAGCTTGTAAAGCAGGGTAAAGGCGGATGGTGGGACAATGTTCAGAAGCTCATGAAACATGAAAATGAGCCGTGGGACCCGCATCCAACACCGAACCCGATCGCCGTCAACGGCGAGCATGCGCAAGGGCTCTTTCAGTTCCTACCGAGTACGTACAAAGGGTACCGTCAAGCCGGAAGCGCCGATAACCTTGCCGATGCTACGGTAGAACAACAGACCGACGCTTTTATCGCCTATATGGAGAAGCGTTACGGCGGCGACTTCAACAATATCAAGAATTTCGACCGCCCGAATGGAAACGGTCCGAATGACTATAAAGGCTATGCCGACGGTACGTACGTCGCGCGGGACCAAAATGCCCGGATTCATGCCGGGGAGGAGCTCATCAGCCGGGCAAAAACGGGCGAGGTCCAGCGGAAAACGGGTAAATTGCCGTCTCAAGTACTCAACGAGTATCTAAACACCCCTGAAGGAAACGCGGGCTCTACGGGCGCTGTAGGCGGCCAAATGACGGCCAACTTAGCGGCCTCACGTAGCGGGGAGACTAAGCGGATTGTCGTGGATGTGAACCTTAACGGTGCGCAGGCGCTTCAGGGGCTTCCAGTAGAGATGATTGAGCGGATTGCCCGGCAGGTATTCGCAGATGCGGCATATCAAGCACTTCGGCCGCAAGTACAGTTTTAAGGAGGCGGGATGAGTGGCAATTACGGCAAAGCGGTATACCCCCTACACAGAGGTTGAATTTCATACCGCCAAGGAGCTCTATGCCGTTTCCCGCGGGGGCGGGTGGGATAACATCCAGCCTACGCGGGACCTCATCAGCGTGCAGACAAACAAACAGCTTTCGGCCCCGATGGGGACGTGGCAAGTTATGCTCACAGGAGCACGCGGCGGGGACGGTATGGATTGGTATGACCGACTTCAAACCAATGATCTTGTTGTCATTAAAATGGGCCGTCCTCCGGAGATGATGGGAACGCCGATGGTGGGCCTGATTGACGAAGTGCGGCGTACTAAAGGCGTTGGGGCCGACGGCTCCCCCGAACGCCGGGTCCTTGTTCGGGGGAGCGACTTCGGCAAGGTCCTTGCTAAGGCCATGCTCCGCTTCTATCCATCGCTTGCAAGCACGGACGGACTTACGCAGGAGCAGGGCGATTTCTTCAAAACCGGGGCCGGATGGCAGGCCATGCTTAATTTTTTCGTAGGTTCGGACCTGATTCAAGGAAAACCCGCGGAGATGATACGGCAGGCTATTGTTAAAATCCTGTACCGGATTATGAATATTTCTTACAAGTATTGGGATAGTGCGGCCGGAGAGCGGGATATACACCTCGCCAACATCCTCCGCTATCGACTCGCGGACTCGAAAAACATCATTCCGTTTCTGCTTACGATGCTCGACTATGAGGGCGCGTTCTGGAACTTTATCGAACGGGTGAGTATTAAGCCCTTTAATGAGCTGTTTATCGACACAAGAGGCGTGCAACCGGACGAGGAGCAGGCCGGGAAAAAGCCGGAGTATATGACTATGGTTCCGAATACGGTCGGGGAGTCTTACTATCCGGACGGGGACCCGCTTGCCCAATTTCTTGCAGAAAATGACATTGATACGAATCCCAATTGGTCCGCTACCTTTGGCGAAGACGGCGCTAAAGTTATTTTGTACTTACGCAACACGCCTTTCGAGTATGAGGATTGGAATAACCTCTATACGCATGACCTTGATTATGATGAAATTATCAGCGAGGACCTCGGACGTTCCGATCATGAGAATTACAATGTTTTCATGGTAACGAACAGCCTCGCCATTCCAAGCTCAAATAATCTCAAGCTCCTTGTACATCCCGTTATCGACGAGGAAAACGCGAGGAGGTACGGCATGAGTCCGCTCGAGGTCTCGCTTGAAGGTGTAAGTATCGAGGATGAAGACCTTAATGCAGGTATCGAAGCATCCAAAGCTCTATCACAAAAGCTATACGATTGGTATAGACTCAATAAGGATTATAAAACTGGAGCGATTTCAATCAAGGGAAATGCCTTTATTAAAGTCGGCCAGCGCCTTATTATCCGGTACTGTGAATACAATTCCGAGACGTTCAAATTCGATGACCTCGTTTTCTATATCGAGGGTGTGACGCAAAACTTTACATCCATGGACTCATGGCAAACAAGCGTAACGCTCACAAGGGGCCAGCGAAGCACGACGCTCAAACCGCGAAGTGTATCAAAGCCCGTGCTCGCCGCACCGCTTTCCCCTGCCGAGCCACAGGTTAAGCGAGAGGTGCCTAACAGCAAGACGTACACCGTACAGTCCGGAGATACGCTTTGGGCCATTGCCTCCAATTTCTACGGAAGCGGAGAGGCATGGCGGAAAATATGGAACGCCAACAGTGAGGCGCTGATTGCCCGGGATGAACGGAACAAGACAAGTCCCGGCGGGTACCTTTACGCAGGCCAATCCCTCATCATTCCAGACTAAAGGAGGTTTGCTTTATGTTCGGTTTTACTCAGCCTCCCAAGCAATCCAGCCTCCCGGTCAAACAGGTCCGGGAAACAGCTTTTCAGTCCTTTAATGACAATGTAATTGCCCGCGTGGAGAAAAATGACGACTACGATAAGGGTAAAATTGAGGTCATTTTCGTCAATCGGACCAAGCCCGCCCCTGTATGGGTATTTGACGGCCCGAAGCCGGAAGTTGGGGATTATGTGCTTGTCGGGTATATCAACGGGCAGAAAAACAACCCGTACATGCAGGGGATTTTCTCGAATAAGGCGTGGACTTCAAACTTTATTGTCGTGGAAAAGGACCGCATCCGAATCGCGTTTCCCACGGACGACAAGGACGTGACCGGAGAGGACCCGGAAAAGGAAAACGACCCGAAGAGCCACCTCCGGGATGATGCAACGTATCAATGGACGCGGGGATTCATCAGTATTAATAAGGACGGCATGATCATTCATGTACCGAAGGAGCTCCCTGTGCAGATCATGGCCGGAAGCGCGGAACTTCGGGCGGACAGTATTCTTGTCGATTCCTACGACGGCGGCGGCTCCCCGCTCCCCATCGCCCGGCAGGGGGACCCGGTAGAGGTAGAAGTGAGCGGGACCGACAGCAACGGGGACAGCTTTAGCGTAACGGCAACCGGAACCATTACGACGGGCTCAAGCCGTATCCAATCCACGTAAAGGAGGTGCTCTTATGGCCTACCCGGGAACACACCAAAATTTTTATAAGACCCCAAATATCGAGAATCCGATCTATGCTTCTCGAGTAAACTGGACCACACCGCTCTCGGCCGACACAGTGGTACAACAAGCGTTTCCGTACCATACCTTTGTCATTATCGACGCCAAGCTTGGCCGCATCCTGCAACAGCATACGCTTATCTTGAACCCGCAGGACTTCCAACAGCGGGAGCCTGTGCGGGCTCAAGTTGTGCAGACCATCGGCGGGGCGTATGTAGATGACTTCGGGCGGGGCCTACCGAAAGTCACAATTTCAGGAAACACCGGATGGCGGCTGAAGAACATGCCGGATGGCAAGGGTATTCTCGACGGATGGCAGGCGTTTAAAGCCCTGCGTAACGATATTTTCCGCTATTTTACCGATGCCAAAGATGAGTCCCGGACATTTTTACGGAATCCGGACTATGAACTCCATTGGTACAATTGGGGCGAGGATGAGTACTACTCTATCCAGCCGGAAGAGTTTCAGCT